AATTCTTACTTTGATAGTCTCTGTTGTTCCGACAACTACTTGACCATATGCATAAGTATTAATTCCAATATTTGAACCATCAGAAATTGTTCCTGATAAATTTTGACACTCAAAAAATTGATTTAATGACTTTGAAGAGTATGATATAATTCCTGTCGTACCATCAGTATAATCTACCGACAATTCTCCACTTTGAGGAAATCCAACTGTTGAATCTACAGATAGTACTGTAGTTCCAGTAGAAACTTGGCCGATCAACTTTGTCTTTGAATGAACGGAGAAATTTCCATATACTGACCCACTTACATTGATATCCCTATTGTACCCACCATCAAGACTCAATTTGTAGTATGTTTTGCCAGAATCTGATATTAGTTTTTCAACCTTTGTAATGGGTGCATAAGCCTTGGAAATATTGTTATAAGTGTCTTGAATTAATGTAGAATTTATGAGGTTTTCTGGATCACCAGAAATACTTTCAACAACTAAATCTTTAGTTATCGAATATTTTGCATCTGATGTTCTAAAAAGATTTTCTTTGGGGCGAATTATTGCAGCATCTTCTCCATAAAGAACCTTAAATAAAATTCTAAAGGATTCGTCGGTTCCTTTGCTTCTATAAAAATCCTGAGATTGTTTAATAAAAAGTGCTTGATTTAAATTTGTATTAATAGATCTATTTTCAAATCCAGGAAGTAATTGATTCTTTGATTTGACTAAAAATTCTTTTAAAAACAAAGAACTTAAATTGATTATTTCTGCTCCTCGTAATATTAATTCTCCATTAGGAGCATACTTACTAGCAATATGTTCTGTACTTTCTGATTTGGAAAATACGAGTTCATCCGGATGATTTTGCTTATTATAGGAGGTAATACCACTAAAACCCCGTATACATCCGGTAAATGAGTTATCTGTTTTTCCGGTATATGTAATAATTTCATCGTCTATTTTTAACAATCCATATGATTCTGGAAATCCGCTAGTGCCTGCAGGCGATAGACGATTATCTACTTTGATAGTATCGTCAAGAAAAGAGATGTCATTATAAACAATTTCACCATTAACTTCAGTGTCATTTATTAAAATTACACTTTCAACCTGATTAACCTGTTCGTCAATTTTTACATATTTGTCAATATTTTGTATTAGATCAATTGGAGCTCCTTGAAACTCCTGAGATATGTAATATTGGGATAAGAATTCAGAAACTAATGGAAATTCCTCCCTAACATATGAAGGAAGTTGATTTTGTACAATGTTACTGAATTTGATTCTCGTTTCTGTCATTATCTTACTAGATTTCCGTTAGTGTAGCTGGATGTTACAATGTAATTTGATGCTGATGGGTCGAGACCAGAAGAAATTTCATCGACGACCATTTCAAAATTGCTGTTATTAATATCTAGTTGCAAATATAAATCCTGTAATCCAATAATATCATTTGATTGTGGAACAACAGAGATTTCTATAATAGACTGTCCATCTTTGACCTTAGCAGATGTGATATTAATGGGATTTAATGTGATAACTCCCTTTACATAATCAATTTTTCCAACATTTCTACTTACAACTGTTGCAGTAGTGGAAGATGATGATGGTACATTGAACAGGAATATAGATCCTGTTGTTCTGTTTGTATCTGGAATATCAGAAAGATAAAGATCTTGCTGAATGCCAGCAATTCTAAATTTGGAGGATTTTATATTGTATCCATCCATACTATTAATATGGAATTGATTTCCAAATCCAATAGAATATTCTGCAAAAGTATTCAAGACAATCCTGAGATCTCTTCTCATTTGAATCTTGGTTATGTTTGAGGTAACCGACATATGGCCATCATCTATGATTTTCAAAAATTTACTATATTTGAATCTTGCACCATATCTATTTAATTCAGTAGACTCGGCATATTTATTTGCATTTGATTGAATGATACTAGAGACATATGCAGCATTTGGCGCAAGATTTGTGTTATAATAAATTTTTGAATCAACTTCAATGTAGAGATATTTCAGATCCAAAATTTCAGGAACAATTCCTGCAACCGCATATTTTTTTAATTTAAGTTTTATATTTTCTTTGATTAGATTTGGAAGAAAATCTCCGGTCCTTGGTTTGATACTAATAAAAACTTTTCCATATTGAGGAGGAACAAGTTCTTCTCCACCAAATACTGAGATTGATTCTGTATCGGGATAAATTTTTGCTGGTATTAAAGTCTCATAATCATTTGCTGTTAGAGCTCTATTTTGAGAAGCATATATTCTGGGAGCATACTTTTTAATAGAATCAACCGACTCTATATTTTCACCACCTGATGCCATTAATCCAGTTGTCAACAAAGAAATTCCGGAGGTTACAACATACTCTGTTGAGTTTCTTGTATATGTCAATCTTCCAGAAAAACTAAATTGATTGACTCCATTTCCACTGTCGCCATTTGTTGCAATATAAGATACTTCAATATAATTTCCATCAGAAAGTGCTTTGCCAAAGAAATCATCTCCGAAAAATAATTCATATCTCTCGTCCTCAATTTCTTGTAAAAAATAAACCTCAGATTCTTTATCAATAGCAAATAGACTATCCTGAAGACTATATTTTACAGACGGAGTTTGTGGAGAAGAATTTGATTTAACAATTACAGAAATTAAACCTGTGTCAATACCACTATTTGGCAGTATAAACCTTTGATTCGGATTTCTTGTACTATAAGTAAAACTAGAAGTCAGTAGGGTTCCTTCATAGATTTCAAGATCTGTAAAGGTAGCAAAACCATCTATTACCGGAACAGTAATATCTTCTAAGATTGAAAAAATAAAAGACTGATTACCAAAAGAACCCGAAGTACTTGCAATCGGTCCCTTCTTTAATGTCAGTGATGCCGGAGTTGGATTAATATTTGTGGTATCGACAAAGAAAGTTACAGTTGCTCTTGCCGATTTCTTTGAACGGGGAATATATCCAATATTTCTTGCAAGTGCAACAACATTCTCTCTCAGTGTTGCACTATCAATGAATACCTCATTTGCCACCATATTGGCATTGTATGAGGTAATGTATGTATTATATGCCAGAACATCAAGAATCGTCGAAAGATTGGATCCCTCAAAATCATAGTCCGTAAAATTGGAATTTGACTTTAAGTAATCTTTGAGTGTGGCTTTAATCTGGTCAAAATCCAGATTCGTGAAGTTTACTAAGGGCATTTACCTGATTATCTGGTAGGTTGCAGAACAAACTGTAGTTGTTGTGCAGGAACGTCTGCACCAATGATTTTATAATTGATTGTTACATCAAATGCACCAATATCATAATCTGGAGTTGTACTTACTTCAATCAATTCAATTCGTGGCTCATAATTATTGAGTGAATTTTGAATCTCATCACGAATAATGGATGCAGAAATATCATCGACATTCTCAAAAAGAGTTCTATTAATCCTGGAACCAAAATTTTGATTAAAAAATTTCTCTCCAGGAAGAGTAAAAACTATATTACGAATAGAGCGAGCAATTGCAGTTTCATTTTTCAGGGCAATCAAATCCAAATTCAGGGGATTTACCTGAAATGACATACTAATATCTCTGAAACCTTTACTAACTCGCTCTAGTGGCATTGAATATTGTAAATCTATCTTATTTATTCGTCAAAATTCGGTTAATGGAATTGGTTCAGTACCATATTCCCAATCATCATAGTCATCATCATTACGAATTTTTTCGTGAAGTTCTTTTTGTATTACAAAATCGTGTTTTTTGGGAGTTAAATCGTCATTATTGATTTCACGAAGCATTTTTGATGGAGTTTTTGTATAATCAGTGATTAATTTTTCGGTTCCCCACATCTCTCTCATATAATTTTTGTCTCTGTCCGAAGGTTTTCCCATTTTTTCTCCTGATTTGTTGAAAATCAGAACTTTTAAAGGGGTTTCTATCCCTTTTGAATCAAATCATAGTCATCTTGAAGAATTTCTCTTAGATATTCTTCGTCCCAATTGTCATAATAATTGGTTTTTGCCAATTTTTTTCGAAATTCACGCAATTCTTCTTTTGGTTGAGCTAAAATTAAATTATAAAGTCCATTATTGGTCTTTATATCTTTTATGTAGGTATCATAAGAAGCACAATCCTCAAAAAATTTCCATTCACTATACTTTTCATTATAAATTTCTACCCATCTCCGAACCTCTGGAAGGTCAAATGAGTCCTCAATGACATATATGATCACCTGATACCCTTTGACCGGCACGATGGCACCCGCAGCGCACTCCACAATCAGATATCTTGCCTTTGCTGCAAATGGACAGATAGAAAAATTACCTAATTCCTTTCTTACCTTTGATACTTCTTTGATCCATTTGCGAACGTTTCTTTCGACTTCGGATGTCTTCATTGGATTGGTTCTTTCTATTGGGTCTTCTTCAAGCGAGAAGCGGCGCAGCGCGGCTATAAGATAATATAAGTATAATCTTACATAAGTACTTATCATAAAAAAGCACTCAGAGAAAACTCTGAATGCCTTGAGAGAGATTATTTACCCTGTCCTCGGGATGGTTTTCGTGACTTGTTTCTGCTGGTTGCAGTATACTTTGTATGCTTTCCATTACCCTGTCGAGTATTCTTTGGATGAGAAGCAATACCTTCTGAACCATTCAGTGTTTTTCGATTTGCTGCCATAGTTAAATTTCCTCCATTTCAAGTTCATTTGGATCAACCTCTTCTCCGGCATAAAACTGTTCGGAGAAGTCTTGAAGAATCTCACCACATTCCTCTGTAGTGAGATTCGTATAAATTTTACGCCCTTTGTATAAAAGATTGTAAAGTTTTTCTTTCATCAGATTACGCGAGTCTTTTCGTGCCCGACACGAATGCGCGGATCGCACCAGATCTTGAAACCTTCCTCAATTGCATCGAGACAGAATGAGACATCTTCTCCGCACATATCTTGTACGGCACCCGATTCAAAAACCTGCATCTTCGGCGCGAACCAAGGATATTCAAGATTTTCAAATACTCCCTTCTTAATCAGAACCCAACCGAAACCAGTATAATCAACTGTGAATGGCTTCTTACGCTTGGAGATAGATTCTACGGTCTCGTGATTCATTACACCACCATTCTTGCGGAAGTCATCTTCTTCCAACCAGTGCGCGACCGAGGTTGTGTGACCATCCTCTGTGGCATACCACCCGGCAGTGATTTCACGTTCGGTGCCATCTTCAGAGAGTGAAAGATCACACAATTGCCAGAACTTGTTTGAATCAAAAACAATGTCACTATCAATCCAAAGTTGATAATCGTATTGTAACTTTCCGTCCCAGGGAATTTGCTTGGGACCACGTAGTACATTTGCACCCAGACACTTACAACGGGCAAAGTTCACCATTGATGAGTAGTCTTGAGAAATTTGAATACTCATTCCGTTTTGTACTAAATCAAAACAGAGTTGAACGAATGCCTTGAGAAAGATAAAAGAGCACCCGCGACCGGGCAAGCAGAATACTATGCTCTTTCCGCGCATACGCTCTTTGATTGCTCCGTAATCCCACTCCTCTGAGGTGGGCTTTGGAGATGTTGCTTTAACAGTAAATCCTTTTGCCATAAGTTTCGAAATCAATTCAGTTCAATTTTAACAGTTTATATAGTACTTGTCAATTGTTAGTGAGAAGAATTTGTGGATACTTCTTTATTGACAATCAGTTCCTCATAGGATAGGTCATCGGCAGTATAGTCGGTCTTCATTAGACCTACCAGATTGTTCAGAGTGCTCCAGGTGGTGGTGAACTCTTCTTCTTTGATAGAATGAAATAGACATCTATCCTTTGCGTATATGTGATATATTTTTTCTTTGTGGGTATTGGGCATTTTTTTCTGGCGGCAAAATTTTTTTGTTGCGAGAATTATTTCACAACTGCATTATATATGAGTGCCAATAAAATACCCACGGGCACCAAGACTATTCGTGGATATCGTATACACCAACCTGCAAGAACAACCTTCCAGAAGTTCCAGTATGGTGTTCTTCTGTGAGAGTGTGTGTGCATTTTTTTCTGTGAGGAATTTTTTTATGAGTGTGATATTTAGAGGTCGAATTGTCACCTCTGTAGGTTAGGGTAGTTTGCCTTTTTTATAACCGCAACGCCCGCCCGCGCCATCAACCCCCAACCGCAAAACACTGTCAAACGCTGTCATTTACGCATCACCCTATGTGATACTCATATTATAACATAAGGCGCCCCCAGTGTCAACCAGAGGCGCCATAGTGAGTGTTATCTACTGTGCTACTTCCTCCTCTTGACTGTTAGTTTCAAACTCATCGGCAATAGCATTCAGAATTGAAAGAATCTCGGCAGCAGTGTTACCTTGGGCCAGAAGTGAAAGCATTACAGACTTAGACATAATAACGAAGAAGAGTGTTAGTCAGAGTGTGAACAGTGAGTGTCTTTATAAGGGCGCATCTCATTCCCTTGGTGTTATGCTAGGCGCATAGAGGAGAAGAAAGGAACAACTGCAAATTGACCGTTGCCAGTATACAGTTTGGTGAACCAAGTATATGCCTTTTGAAATACACTTTCACCAGGCAATCCGTGCTCCTGAAGAATAGCATTCAGACGAGACTTAGTGGTATTAGACTGCCAACCACCATCATAAAGACGAATGAAACCATCACCTACCTCTGCAATCTTGTTACGATGCAGATACACATAAGAAACACCATTGATATAAAGAACCTGAGTATTACCAGAGCACCAGTTCACTTTGTCGGTGATTGCTTGGTTCATCTGGGATTCGATCTTACGCATTTTGAGAATTTAGTGGTTTTGAGTGGTCCTTACACTATGGATGCACTTTAGGGGGCCCAGTAGTGATTAGTCAGAACTGCTAAATGTTCATTAGTTTTCCACAGGTTAGTGATAGTTTTCCACAGGGTCAAATGTATAAAGTATTGGAAACACTAAGTAATGACGTAAACCTGTGGAAAACTTATACCTTACTGATGGGGAACTTACCCTATAGAGAATGGTTGCTTATCTGTGGAAAAAAAGTTTTCCACAGGGTCATAAGTTACCAGCGCACAGGTACATCGAGATCCTCAACATATGCAGACACCTTCTCAGTCGGTTCCAGTTCAAAAATCTTCTCCCATTCCATATTGTGTGGGTCGAAGTCACTTAGTACATCAAGCTCAAGTGTTACTCTATAACGCTGTTTCTGTCCTTGAAGATAAGATACCGACATAAGAATGGTCCTCGCTGGTGTATGTGATTAGTCTACAATGCCCTGGGATAGGTGTCAAGTAGGTTGGTGCTATTTATAAGTGTTGGTGATGTTTTATGAAGGTCTGTGTGGGTTTTTGGTATCTCCGGGGGGTTGACATTTGTGCGGAAGTGTGATAAACTGCTCGCTAAGATAACAACACCTGGAGACATTTAAAGGGACATAAGTATCAACACCCAGAGACATTTATAAGACTCTAAATGCACTTATAGACAATACTTTTCCACAGACATTTGTTCTACCTGTGGAAAACTATCTCATCAACACTTATACCTTTTTTATTACATTTATTAATGTTTTTCAATCATTTTTAAGCATTTCAGTCATTAGAAGCAAATGATAGGATGATTTACACCACCCCACTGCCCTGCATAAGTTGCAGACACTAACTCTACATCAGATTGATAATACTCACACTCATGATTGTGATAGAGACAAACATCCCCATTGAGTTGTTCTTCGGTGAGTTGTTGTAATTGAAGCAGAAGTTCTTTGTATGTCATTTGATGGTAATGGTTTGATTTTTGTTTTGACAAATGCGGGAAAGATTATTACCAGCAAGAGCAACTTGAATGAAAGAATAATTACTACCACATTCTTGATTGAGTGCTTGTTGTGTTACAATTACACGACTCGCATCAACAATAGAAGCAACTAGAACAATAACAATACATCCAACAATAGTAACAATTTGAGTGGGATCGTTTTTCATTTGAGTTAGTGTGTGTTTGAAAGTTTACAGATCTTGAAGCATTTCATTCAATTCAATATGATTCAGTTTCTTATCATTCCACTTCACACCATCAGGAGTTTCTTTCGAACCATAATCATACATCAGATCAATCACTTGTTCATACTTATAGAAACGACGGCAAGCATCATACAAACCCTCATCATTTTGAATCCAGAGAGATACATTCCAGGTCTCGTAATTTGTCCAACCGTTATAGGTCTGGTCTTCAACATTGGTCTGGTAGGTGACAGTCATTTTGTTTTTTGTTTGAGTTGTGTGCTTACACTATGGGCGCACTTTGGAGGGCCCAGTAGTGATTAGAAACCAATAGATGTCAGTAACTTGTCACACTGATGATATAATCCAGGGCTGACATTCTTTGCCTTGGTGATTATCAAATTGCGGGACAGTTCCGAATGTCGATAAATGATATGTTTGCCCGATGAGCGATGCAAATGGCAACCACGTTTCAGTAACTCTGCAACGAAATCATTGTACTTCATTATGCCACAAGATTTGGAATAAAGATCCATTCATACTCTCCATTCTCTGGATCTGTACCATCAACAATCCATTCGGAATAAAGTGCTGCAACAGTGGCAGAATCATCTTGTCGAGTGAAGTATTCGGTGCGAGCAATAAATGTCTCACCCAGGGCATCAATCAGGAATTGTTTGTTCATTTTGTTTCTTTTGGTTTGGTGTCAATGAGTTGATCAAGTAATGTACCCAAGGTCTCTCTTACTTGTTCATTACAAAATGAGGCATAAGTGTAGGCATCATAGGTTCTGCGATACAATTCATTCCAGTCAGTTTGTGTCATTTTGCAATCTCCGCAATGTAATCAGTGATGTCAAACTTATAATTACCTGCCTCATTGCTATCAAATCCAGACAGGTATTCCTCTTCAATCTTTTTCTTCACTTCATCAAGTGCAACCTCAAGATCATAAAAACTTTCACCAGTGATAGTGATGCGAAGATGTTTGCGAGTGGTAGTC